GTAATCAATGAGAACCATGAACTAGTTTTTAATATGCAGATCGCAATAGATAGAATCATATCTATTCCTGAGCTTCTGCTTGACCAGCTTCCTATTGAAGATCTGAAGTCTGCTGATGAAATTGTAGTTCTACTTATTGGTGACCATGTTGATGGAGAGGATATTTTTCCTCACCAGAATATTCATCTCGAGTCTCATGTAGCAGACCAGGTATTGACTGTTACGAAGGCTCACTGGAATCTTTTAAGATCACTCCGGGTAATGTTTCCACTCGTGCGTGTCATCACAGCTAGAGGCAATCACGGTAGATCTGGTGGTTCTCCTGAGTCTAACTGGGACAACATTTTCTATCAGCATCTCGCACTTCTAGTTGATATGGAGAATGATCCAAATCTAGTTATTCGTAACAAGTATGGAGAGTTTAGTAACTTCATGGTAAAAGAATGGCGCGGACATATGAGACATAAGGCACCTGTCCAATGTGATACAGCAGCATCTAGAGACAAGTTTGCAGGATGGAGAGACATCCACAACTATGACTTCATGTGCTATGGTCACTGGCATCACTGGGGGGTTCATACTTATAACGGCCGCCCCATCTTCCGCAATGGATCACTATCCGGTGGAGACGATTACAGTGAAACTTTTGGTAGCTCTGATAACCCAAATCAGGTAGTGTTTGGAGTAACACCAGATAAGATTGGCACCTTTATTACCCCACTAGTATTCAAATAGGATATAAAATGCCCTCATGGACTGAAGATCGACCGCGTCTCGAAGAGATGGCGCGCCGTATACACCCATCAATCCGTCTTTACACAAAGGAAGAGTCATTCCTACCTAAACTTCTAGGTAAGTTACTCTGTCTCTTCGTGACAATCTTTACTCTTGGCTTCAAGAGTTACGATTATGAAGGCTTCATGAAGCGCTTTGCTCAGGGTATCGGCCCATGGCACTTCTATCCTAAGGAGTGGACCGCCTGGCAGGTAGAATCTACCCTACCGCATGAGGGGCAACATACACGTCAGGGCCTCTACTGTGGGTTTGGTATTCATCCAGCAGTAGGTCTACCTATTTGGGGACTACTCTATCTATTAGGCCTCCTTCCCATTGGTTTGGCTATATTCCGTTTCATCTTTGAACTTGATGCTGACATAGCTGGCTGGAAACATATGAGGGAACTTAATATTGCACCAGATTATATTAGATTTAGAGCTGATCAACGGGCCGCAAGTGTATGTGGGCCCGCCTATCTCTTTTCTATCCCAAAACCTATTGGACTAAAGATCTATAGATGGGCAGTAAACAAGGTACTCAATGGATAACTGGAGAAAACCAGACTGGGATCACTACTTCATGGAGATAGCAGAGACAGTAGCCAAAAGAGGCACCTGTGACAGAGCTCAAGTCGGCGCTATTATCGTATCCAATAAGAGAATCATCGCCTCTGGGTATAATGGTTCACTGCCAGGTTTGACTGAGTGTTGTGATGTCGGTCACGACATGGAAGATGGACACTGTGTTAGAACGGTTCACTCTGAACTGAATGCTATCGCACAGGCTGCACGAATGGGACATGCAACAGAGGGCGCAGCTATCTATTGTACTCACATGCCTTGCTGGAACTGTACGAAGGCAATCATCTCTGCTGGCATCCAAGAGATAGTATATAAGATAGCCTACAGGCCTGAACTTAATACTCGCACAACTGACAGTTGTAGAGACTGCCAAGTTAATCTACGCCAACTTAAGGATTAATAATGTGTATCGTTCTATCTGAAACTGGCCTGACCTTTGACGATGTTGAACTAGAGCCACGCTTTACCAATATTCCATCTAGATTTGATGAGTCTATTGATCTATCAACACAGCTCCTGTATGGAGTGAATGGTGTGAAGCTGCTATACCCTATCATCTCTGCTAATATGGATACAGTTACTGGAAAAGACATGGCGGCGGCAATGTATGATCTTGGTGGACTGGGTATTATCCATAGATTTATGACATCAGAGGCACATCGTGTGGCCATTATAGATTCAGCTGTCCCATATAAGGTAGTTTGTATTGGAGTGGGCGCATCAGGTCAACATAGGCTTGGCGAGATGGCTGATATCGCAAAGGCAGTCCTTATTGATGTGGCTCATGGTCATTGTGACGCCGTAATAGATCAGATTAAATGGTTAAAAAGTGCCTATCCTCATCTCCCGGTGATCGCTGGTAATATAGCGACTAGAGCGGCTGCAGAAGATCTAATCCTTGCAGGAGCAAACTGTTTAAAGGTTGGCATTGGGCCTGGATCACTTTGCACTACGCGCCTCCAGACAGGATGTGGCGTTCCACAGCTCACCGCCATCCTTAATGTAGCAAAGGCAATCTATGAGGTTAATAAACCCATCACCCTAATCGCTGATGGTGGGATAAAGAACTCAGGAGATATTGTAAAGGCCCTAGCTGCTGGAGCAGATGCTGTAATGATCGGCAATCTCTTTGCAGGCACTGTAGAGACGCCAGGAACAGTGTTCCATGACCCAGGAAGTCTTGGACCCTATAAGATATACAGGGGGATGGCGAGTCAAGAAGCACAACTTAGTTGGAAGGGTAGCGCGACCTCAGTCGAAGGTGAACTCAAGAGAGTTCGATGGAATGGCAATGTGAAGACCGTATTTAGTTCCCTGATCAATGGTATACTATCAGGTATGACCTACCAGAATGCTAGAAACCTACATGAACTTAGAGTAAACGCAGTTTTTAGACCCCAAACTCAAGCTGGCTATAGAGAGAGCACACCTCACGCCCTCTAGCAAGGAGGCAATTCATTGCACGAAGAGAAGTTTACCGGCTTCCGTACCATTTTTACACCTACTGAAACAATAGAAGATCTGCATCAAGATGGAAAGATACTCATTTGGGATAGATCAGAGCCTCTCTTTCCTAATATGTATGTAGAGCTCAAAGATTTGACTGATGATAAGTTTACAGCACTTGGCAGGGTCACTGCAGATAACCGTTTTATAGAGCGCATTCAACCTGGGCAGGTGTCTGGTCTCCATTCAAGAAATAGAGAACAGGCATTCACTATTGATGCAATATCAAGAGATGAAATAACTACAGTAGTCCTGACTGGCCGGGCTGGAACAGGGAAAACTATTGTTACTCTTGCATCTAGCCTCCAACTCATGCAGAGCGGTAAGTTTCGTAAGATTGTAATCACCCGACCCATGTCATATGTGGGCAAGTATGCACTAGGAGCGCTCCCTGGAGATGCAGACGAGAAGTTTTCGCCCTATCTTCTTAACTACACCACCAACATGGAAGAGCTGGTAGGTAAGCGACTAGTAGCAGATCTAATGAGCCAATATAAGTTTGAGATCGTGCCCCTCCAACTCCTTCGCGGCGCTTCCTTTAACGGATGCTTGGTAATAGCAGATGAAATGCAGGTCTGTGACTACATGGAGATCCTAACAGTAGGCACCCGCATAGGAGAGGGAAGTAAACTGATCATTATGGGAGACTTAGACCAGAGAGATGAAAAGATAGACAAAGAAAAGACGGGCCTTTTTAAGCTTATCAATAGCCCCACGGCCCAAAACTCCCCACTACTAGCAGCGATTGAACTACAACGCTGCGAAAGAAGTGTAACAGCTAAGCTATTTTCTGATATATTTGAGGAGTAATGCCGCCTTGCCCCGAATGCAACACAGAACTCATCGAAACCCTACCCTGGGTTGAAGGGGTAATAGTAGAGGATCCAGCCACAGCAGCTCTAACATGTCCATCGTGTGGTTATTTCTCTATGCCAGGTGCCGCAGTAGCTACGACTGCAGGCGCTCATAGAGCCGGGATGCTTGTAACAGGCCCTACCCCTCCTATTACAGTAAATAGTGGAACAGAATACCGACAAGCATTCCAGTTAGATAGTATTAGCATTACACCCAATCCAAATCTTCAAATAGGTCAGATTTATGTAGGTCGGGTGCCGCTGTCTGGCCCACTAGGGGTGGAAGACTTCGCTGTGGAAGCTACCTGGACCCATCAGCCGATTAGATGGAGTAGACCTAATAAACTCTGTGCTCCTCGTGGGCACCAGTTATCCTTTAAATTTCTCTGGAGTATATAATGAAAACAAAAGTCTACAAAATAGATCCAAGAGCAGTTCTACCTACTTATGGAACCTCGCGCTCTGCAGGTTTGGATATATGTGCGCTAGAAGACACTGTTATTCACAGGCCCCGCCGCCCATTACCCCAGCTTGTTCGTACAGGTTTGGTGATAATCCCACCACTCGGCTTTAACTATCTACTTTATCCAAGAAGTAGTTTGGGTAAAAAATATCCTGGTATAGTTCTATCTAATAGTGTAGGAGTAATAGATGAGGACTACACTGGTATAGAGGATGAGTTACTCATATCTTTACTTAACTTATCTGATGATACATACTGTATTAAGGCTGGTGCAAAAATTGCTCAGCTAGTCCTTAGGAAAAACTATAGGGCAGATGTAGAGGAGATTTCGTATGAGCACATGGAGAAGCGAGGCAATCGAGGAGGGTTTGGAAGCACTGGATAGCCTTGACTATGATGAACCAGATAGTTATGCAAGAGGTAATCTGTATGAAGTTGTAGTTAGATTTGTAGTTGCTGCTCCAAATGTAGAAGAAGCAGAAGCTGCAGTAAATGAGATTATCAAGGAAGGTAAACTTAAGCTCCTTGATGAAGAAGACCGAGATCCTGTAGAGGAATATGACATTGAAGAAACTTGTCCAGCCGCCATTTAACCCATCACTTGTATCTTCTACCTATACACCAGATCATATAGCAGATCGATTAAGGAATAGAGGGTGTAATGGGTGTGATTTAGGTAGTCAGCCTAACTTTAAAGGCCCTGTTGTTTTTAGAGGTAATCCTGAGTCCGGTAGGATGGTAATAGGGGAGGCGCCGGGGCTGAAGGAAGACGAACTCGGCCTTCCCTTTACAGGACCAGCAGGTGAACTCTGGGATAAGATCGTATCATCTGTAGGATGGGACAGTAATAAGGACCTCTACATTACAAATGTCTGTAAATGTAGACCAGTCGCCCTACCAGGCTCAGGTAAGCAAAACAACACCCCACTAGCCAGACATCGTAAGGCTTGCATGCCCTACCTTAGACAAGAAATCGCAATCATTAAGCCAAAAATCATAGTGCTACTGGGGGCCAGTGCAGTGAAGGCTGTTCTTCCAGAGCATCAGAGTGAGACAATGGCTCAGTTAGTAGGCAGAGTCTTATATGACGAGAAGTATCCAGGTATAGTCTTCTTTGTTATGTATCACCCAGCATTTCTACTCCATTCTAAGAAGGCTGGAGCAGAGGAATACCAGCGCATCAGAGAACTGATGTGGACACACATTCAACAGTTAAAGAAGATTGATGAGGAGTTGTAAAATGAAAATCAAAGATGTAAAGCGGTCTAACCCCGCACAAAAGGATAGCCCTGAGAGGCAGCAGGATGACGGTATTGAGGCTTTTGACCCGACGGGCAAGGCGAGACTAGAGTCTCTGGCTAAAACGGCTGAACGGCTTGCTGCTGCTTCCAGGGCGCTATCTAATGTATTTATGCCAGGTGGCACAAATGAAGAAGACCTGAAAGCACTCAGAGAAGTGGGAGAAGAGACTAATATAGCCTGTAGAGAGCTACGACAGACACTAGAGAACCTTAATGCTCTAGTAAATGATCTGATCCAGGACACAGTTGGGATTGTTAGAGCGCTGGCTGTTACAGAGTCAAATACCTTTGACCTAAATACAAAGGTAGACTGTCTACGAGTGGCCCTGTTTGATAAGGGACTCCTAGATATGGAAGACATTAAGAAGGCATTTACAGAGAAGGTTAAGCCAGCGATTAAGGAAGCCTTAGCTCAGCAAAACCAGCAGAGGATGGACCAGGCTGCTGCTGCTGAAACGCATCCTGGAGAAGAAAACTGCTAGAAATAGGGGCGGCTTGCTACTTCGATGTGACTTTCAGGATCTTCAGTCCGCTTACCAAGCCATACTGTAATGTGTGGCTGACCTACCACCCAGTCAATCCCGACTACATTATCATCTAGAGAGAATAGGTTATAAAGGGTCTCCGCGATCTCTTTTCGTGACCGACGGTGTAGAGTTGACATACCCGGCAGCTGGACCTTCTTTTCTCTGTCATACTCCTCTGTAAAATACCATAGGATCTGTGAGATATAGGGTCTGCTCTTCAGTAGCATCTCTAGTGTCTCGCAACACTCTGCTGCTGGTAGTGTGTGCATCTTTCTAATAGATACACTGTCCAGTGTCTCCAGATTTCCTACATCTAGAGCCATCTGTCCCTCTGCTTGGTGTTGCTCTACCAAGTCCCCCTGATGTCGTGCGTTTGCCTTACCGAAAATACTCATAATAACTCTCCATTACACTGCGAAGTTCGTCGACTTCTTTATGTACAAATGGGCGGTGCTGCCCTGTTAATTCTGCTATGTCACAGATATTATGACCCTGACTAAAGCAGTATATCATATATCTATGATAGAGTGACAAGTCTTTAAAGTTAAAAAACGGGTGCTTATTAAACAATATGCGCAAATCTATTTGTGGTGGAGGTAATTCATAGGTCGTTTCTGTTTCTTCCAAAACAATCCTCTCCGCCGAATTATGTAGACGGGGGAATACTCTCATTTTTAATATCCAGTCTCTGAGATAAAGGAAAAGATAGGACGCTTGGGCCCAGTAGTCAATGTTATGTCCTTTACAATATGAAAACAGATAGCACTCCTGCTTAATGTCTTCCTCTTCTATCCACCAGGCATTTTGAAAGTCTTCTCTAATCGTATCGATACTAGGATCGGGCCCTAGTGGTAGTGGTTTATTCAGAAACATACCATAAAAGATATTGGCGCGCTCATCGTATCCATGACCCTTGATAATCTTGACCATACCATCGATATAATCAAGGTCTATTCCCACCCTGGGAGGGTCTTTTTGTATTGTTTGTTTAGATCTGGATAGTGCCATCGTATTGGGACGCCAACCTTCTTAAAATAGTCGCAAACCTTCGAGGTAGGACTGGGTCCTACGACTACTAGTTTAGCAAACTCGGCAGGATAATGCTTCTTAAATCGATTGGTCTTTACCTCATCAGTTTTCTTCATCCACCCGCCCTTTACCTCTATCCATAGATAACTTCCATCTGCCATAGTGATCTTAAAGTCAGGAGTATAGGCTACTGTTCCATGCTTTACCCCAAATGGGGTAAAAGAGAAGGTGGTGGGCTCGTATTCAATGAGTATAATATTAGGATCTGTCCTTAATAGACGATAGATATTGGCTTCCCAGGAGGAGCGGAAGAACATATCGTTACAGTCCTTCCTTTTTCCTATGTTAGAACGACGAGCCTTCTTTTTGGGAGGAGGTGCGGTGCCATTAAGCTCGGCCAGCTTCTTTTTAACAGCAGAAGTAGACTTAGCCAGAGCAATACATAGCTGTGTTACAGGTTGGTGAATATTCTTTCTTAAGTATTCTTCTTCTACAGGACTCCATACCACCTTAGTAAATCTCATTTATTATTCCCTATATGCTTCCAGTGCTGCCTTACTTTGTTTACCAAACAAACCATCAATTATTCCATTATATAGTCCCTTAGAGCCTAACACACGCTGCATACGCATGGCTATTTCTTTACGCATACCGACCAGATCA